AACTTTTCCTGTATAGGAGCCGCTAGAGCTTAAAGTTCCGATTGGTTCAGCACCCATTGGTGTCGCTGTTGCTGACATATCTATTTCCTTTTAAATAAAGTTATATAAAGCAGCTCAAAAAATATTATTGTTTAGAGCCACCGCCAAAAGTAGTCCTTGTTTTGCGTTCTGGTTTTAACAGAGGCATACGAGGATCATTCTCTTTTAAATAAGTGTTGTCCACAGCATCCATTTGATTCTGGGCTTGTTCTTTAAAGTATTCATCTCTTGCTGCCATATGCTCTTTTGGAGCTTTACACAACAATAGTCCACCAACTTCTAAATTACCCTTGCTAGCCCATTCTGAGCCATGATCAGAGATCATCTGTAGTTCAGGGTGATCTTCTGCTTTCACAGGTTCCCATCCTTCTCTAAATTTTGCGGATACATTTACATTGTTGGCTTCACCTAGAATACTTGTAGCAACCCATCTAAATACCCAACCTTCTTGATATGCTGGTTTAGGTAATTTGGATTGAGGTTCCCAACTAGTTTTTGGTCTAGTTTGAACTTCTCTAGATTCTGCTTCTCTTGCTTGCCTTGTAACTTCTTCAGTTACTTCTATATTTTTTTCTTCAGACATTATTGCTCTCCTTTTGTAGTTGCTTGGCGTACTGCTCTGGTGTTATCCCAAGTCTTCTGGCGAGGTTGACTTGAGTTGCTGTTAACTGCACTTTGCGAGGTGTGGCACCGTTATTTCTGGTTGCTGGTGCTACCACACTCGATGGTTTTCTGGAACTCGCAGTTGCAACAACATCTTTTTCAATGTTGTCTTCAGCAGGGTTTTCAGTTCCAAAAAATTTAGGGAATGCATTACGCACTCTCTTATTAATCTGTTCATAGTATTCTTCACTTGTAGGAAGAATATTTTCGTCTTGTATTAATGTTTCATGTAGTCCGTATGCAAATCCTGTCATGTCTTTATGATCAGTATGTCCAAACCACTTATTATCTTGCAACCACTTAACTGATTTTGGATCAGGTGGTGCAAATTGTTGTGAAACATTTTGTTGTTGTTGTTGTTGAGCTACAGGCTGTTGTGCTTGTAATTCTTTTTGTTGTTCGTAATAACTAATTCTGTCATTTGCTGATCTAAAATCAACTTGAGAATTTAATATTTTTTCATTAGCTTCTAGCATTTTATCGCTATTGCCACTTTCATAAGCATCTTTAAATTCAGATTTTGCTTTTTCCATTTCAGCTTGTGCTTTAGCTGATATTTGTCCTAGTAAAGCTTCTTCACCTTTGTTTACTAAGGATGATAATCTTTTGTTTTCATCTTGAATTCCTTGAGCATAAACAACAGCTTCATCTCTTACTTTGTCTGAAGCTTCTTTTGCCCTTCTTTCTTCGTGAAATTCGTATTTAAGTTTGTTAATTCTTTTTTTAACTTTTTCATCAAGACCTGCAATTTCAGATTCTACATCTTCGTCATCGCTATCAACTTTAACTCTTGCATTTTTTCTATCTGCAATAGGTCTATCATCAATGATTTCAACTTCTACTTCATTAGAATTTTCTGCAGATTTTATTAAAGATTCAGAAACCCTATCTTCAGGTGTCTTTCCTATAGTTGTTGTATGTCCAAAAAATTTTTCTTCTCTTGAAGTTTTTTCTGGCTGTGCTACCTCAGTAACAAATTCTTCTGATGTAACTTCTTGATCTACTGTTTGATTTTGTTCTGACATTATAATACCTTAACTATGCCTCTTGGGTCTTCAACAACAGCTTCTACGCTATCGTCATTGATTAAACGAAATTCTTTTCCATGCACTTTAAATCTTGTGCCTGAATAAGAACGCATGATAATCCAATCTCCTTCTTTGCAGTAAGGACCATTCGGAAATCTTGTTTGATCTTTGTAACAGTCTTCACCCATAGTAATAACGAAACCACAAATAGAACCGACTTCTTCGACCTTCATTGTTTGACTGGCTTTTATAATGCCACCTTTTGTTGTTTCTTCTACATCTGGTAAAGCTATTAATAGTTTGTACCCTTTAGGTACAGGTAATTGCTTTGCTTTTCTAATGTCTTCTTCTGTATTCTTTTCTTGTTTTGCAGGTTTTGCCATTCTATCTCCTTGCTCTAGATATAGGTCTAGGTCCTTGCCGACTTTATTGTCGTGTTGCTATTTCTAACAGATCAAGTATATCTCTTTCTGCTAATGC